CATGGTGAACGAGAACGGAGTTCCCATCAAGCATCCCCTGTTCATAGGGACGTCAACATATGTCTCTTGACCATCAACGGCACCAAGTGTGCGAACCTCCTCCCACTGCCTTTTGGTGAAAGACTTCTTCTGGTATCTAACATAATGCTTCGACGGCCCAGTGCCAAGGGACTGGGAAATCGCTTCCGTGTACAGGCTGGGCAAGCCCGCACGGCCAAGACCGCGAACAACGGCCTCGATTGCATTATGAGAGAAACCATCAGTTGCCTTAGTCAAATCGGCGCTGATCCAGCGCCAATCACCACGTGCGCGACACTGCATACCGGTTACAAACCCATTAGGATCGACTCTCTTGTCAAAAGAGCGAATCCTTTTGTCCAACTTTCTAAGGACAGGGAACACGGCCTTCCTGCAGATGTCACCCACAGTAAAGACAGGTGGAGGAGGGATGGTAATGACACGCACCTTGCAGCCTTGCTCAGCGATCGGCGCAGCCTCGTGCACGAAGCGCGAGTCCCAATTGCCTGCCCCAATACGGGAAAGCTCATTCATCGACAACAGGGTTCCGTAACCCTGCATGAGCTCACCTACTTGTCCCGTAGTAGGAAGAGGCAACTGCGCAATCTTGAGCAACCTGTTAACGAGGGAGTCCTTCCCGGGGAAGGCGGGCCCAGATGCGTTAGCTTCTCTCACAGGACCTTCGAACAGCCAGGGAAAGCTGTTCAGCCAGTCAAAGGGTGTCGGTGGAGCCCTTTCTGCGTGAAACCTGTTAAAGTTAGTCTCGATGAGAGACTGAAGCCAACCATCATACCCGCCCTTGGAACCCGGGCCCCCAACAACAGCATTCTTGCTGCTAGGTGCATGTATCCAAGTACGATTTCTCAACTTATCGCCAAACCTTACCACTACGCTCTCTTCAAGGTCCCGACAGACATCGTCAGGACAAGCGTAGGGTTTAGCGATATTACGGGCATGGTTAATCAACCCTTCAGCGACGCGGCGGGGCGATGCGACTGGAAGAGCCCGGGCGCACCTTGTGAAGGCAAGAGCACGCCTAGGCTCACGCAAAGCCCACCGTTGAAGCCACCGCTGAAGGATCGTTGGAAGTTCATCCACGTATTCTGTCATGGAATCCGTAAGCGCAACGTTACGGAGGGACACGCACAAGGCCTTCACCTTGTCCGAAGTCCAATCAGAACCACGAGGATTGGAGGCAGTTACCCACCTCCGGAACACCCAGCACCCATGCTGTTGAGAAATACCACTGGCCACGAAACCGCCCCAAACTGCCTGCCAGAGAGCAGTTTGGGTATCGACTTTACGCCGATGGGACTTCTTCTTCCTAGGGTTTT